ACATCCGGGTCGTTGATGGTTCGCACCACCGGCTGGTTGGCCTTGCATTCCACCCCCACGGCCACCTCGTTTTCTACCGAGGAGAAGCCAGGGATGTAGCTTTGCTGCTGGGTGCCGGGTCGGGTTTCGAGCGTGACCCCCGTGAAGTTGTAGCTGCCGTCCGGGTTCTGGATCGGGGTGTCGTCGAGGTATACCGACTGCAGGCCAGCAGCCAACCCTTCGATCTCACCTTCGCAGACCAGATCCACCACTCGGGCGTAGGCCTTGGAGCGCAGGCTGTCCGGAGCTTCCTGGGCCACACGGGCGCTACCGCCTCCACCCTTGCCGCCACCGCCTGAGCCAATGATCAATCCAGACTCAGGGGTGTTCATACTGCGATCTCGTCCACATCAATTCCCGCGCTGATCACGGCCGAGCCGACGATGAGGCGGCCGTAACCCACGGGTACGGGATGGCCCTGCGCCGTGGTGTTGACCGCCCCGTTGAAAACATAACTGGGCTGGTTGCCTGGCCGCTCGGATGGATCCTGCGCCTTGGCCGTTGGAGCAATCATCTGGGCCACACCACCCAAAATCATCGAAGTGCCCACCGAATACAGCGTGGCCTGAGACAGGAACGAGCCTGCTGCGGCCCAGCCCATCGGGTTCCACCAGGACACCGCGATCAAGGCAGCGCCCAGGAGGATCTGGCCCAGACCGTTGCCTCCTGCCCCGGATACGACCGGGGCGATGGTGATGCGTTGCTGGCCACTGGGCTCGTGCAACTGGTCCAGGCTAAGGGCGTCACGCCCGGCTAACACCCGGTAGCCCACCCCACGTTCGCCCGAGGCAACCAGTTCTCGCTCGAAGCCGGGGAAGTTGGCGCACAGGGCGCGCACAGCCTCAGCGGCTGAGGCCACTGCCATCCTGTGGCGTCGCCCGAAGCGCTTGCCCAGTTCACCGAGTAAAAGAATCGTGACCATTCAGAAGTTGATGTCTTAGGGTGTGGGTGGTGATCTTTTGCCAGTAGCCGCCATAGACATCGCGACTGGACAGCCTGCCCTGCAGGTGATGCAAGATGAGTTCGTCGCCCAGGTAAATGGCAGCGTGATTCGGTACAGGCGATGCAACCTGCATCAGCAGGACATCGCCCGGATTCATGTCGGAGGCCTCCACCACGTGGAAACCCGCGCCAGCGAAGTTGTCCATGTACAGATTCCCGCCGCGCTTCCACCACTCGTCAAAGCGTGCGAAATCGGGCAGGTCAATGCCGCGCTCCTGGGCGTACCAGTCCCGGATCAGCGAGTAGCAATCGAGCACGCCATGCGCCCATTCACGGCCGACCAGCGGGGCGACATAGCCTTGCGGCTGCAACTCGGTCCAATGCGCAGCCGGGAAACTCACGATGAACCAGGGCAGCGCCGTGGCTTCACAGGCCACACGGTCAGCCTGGCTGGGGTCAGGACGCAGATTGGGGTGGGAATGAAACACCCCCACGATCTCGCCAAGTTGGTCGGCGCGCACATAGTCCTCGGGGTGGATCACAAACTGATCGGTCCCCACGCCGATGTTTCGGCACGGGACATAGGTCTCCCGGCCCTTGTGAATGACGAGCAGACCACATGCCTCGCGGGGAAACTCCCGAGCAGCGTGGGACAGCGCCAGCGTCTGGTTGGTCTCGAGCATCACCGGATCAACCCCGCTGCAGGAAACCCGCCAAAGGGCAACTCGGCGTTCGCCCCGAAGCGCTTCTGACAGGACATCAGACGTTTGCCACAAGCATCCTGCGCTCGTGAGCTCACGGTTTCGTCATTGGCATTGAAGTAAGCAGTGCCGGTGTAACCACATTCAGAGCCACGGTAGAGCCAGGGGCAGACGTTTTGCACGATCTGTCGCCGGGGCAGAGACACCCCTTCCAGATCAAAAGCGGCCGCCAGCTCAAACTCGACCACATCCCGGGTTTCACGCGACTTGCGGTCAATGAAATACACATCGTCGGCAAATTCAGCCGTGGCGTCCGCTGTCGGATTGGCCCCAGAGATAAAGTTCACCGCATCCAGATACTTCAGGAGCGTGCGCTTTCTGGTGACTTTAGCCCCCACGAGGTCCTGGTAGGACAGGATGAGCGCGGTGATGCTGCCTGTGACGTTGGCCACCTTGAGCTTGGGGCGCGGCACCTGACCGTTGCCGTTGAACTCGAAGCCTTCGGCTTGAATGGGAAACGGCTCGTAGGTGTTGCCCTGCCAGACCACCTGACGGCGCAGCTCATTGGTACCCGCGTGAAACCGAACCACCCCCTCGTTGAAGAGAGACAGGTCCAGCACAAAGAGCTCGATGACCGCGCTCGGGGCCAGCTTCTGAATTTCTGAGGTGATGGCTTGGCTGGTCATGAAAGATCAAACACCTGCCGGAAGTTGGCGTGGATGTTTTCCAGATTGGGTTCTTCGATGCTTCGGCTCCATTCCTCACAGAGGAACTTGCCCGTGATACCGCTCGGGGTGGTCCAGTCAAAGGACTGCACCGCACCCCGTGCGCGTAAAAAGTTGTCGATCGCAGCAGCGTCTACCGTGGACTTGCCCCGAAACTCGAGCGACCAGACCTCCGGCTGCGTGTTGATGCCGTAGGCCAGGCGCTGCTCGTAGCCATCCCCAAAGGAAACCTTGCGGACATTGGGTTTAACGGTGAGTGATGCCCCGATCGAGGCGATCCAAGTGAATGTCGCCATGGAAATCCTTCAATGCGTCACTGCCGACGCGGGTCCAGCAGGCCACCGGCCCGCTTCTGGTTGAGCAATTCCTGACGCACCGCACTGGAAATCGCCCTGCCCAGTTCCTTGCCTTCGCCCGCATTGGTAGTCACCCCGCCCTCGACCACATTGACCGAAACGTTGAAAACGTCCCCGCCCCCAGATTGGGACTGGTTCATGGTCACGGGGATCGAACGGCCGTCTGGCAGCGGCACATAGGCTTCGGCCATGGATCCCTCGCCAAAGACCGCCAACTGCGGTGTGGTGGCCACTCCGCCACTGGCATACGCCCGCAGCGGTAAGGGACCGGTCGAGGTCATGACCCCGCCATCGGCAAATCCAAACAGACTGCCCAGCGCCTTAGCCATAGGAAGGGTGACCGCGCGCTGGATCTGGATGCGAATCAGGTCCGAGATGATGGAGGTGGCAAGCGACTTGAAGTCCAGCTTGCCGGTCATCACGAAATTGGTGAGTGCGTCCGTCATGCCGTTGAAAGCCTTGGTGGTCACCGCCTCCATCTGCTTGCCCACCTGCTCGGTTTCCTCGCCGAGCGTGCGGAGTGCTTTGGCAAACCCAGCGCCTGGGTCTGACAACTCCAGCGCTCGTTGACCCAGTAGCTTCGCGCCATCGGCCGCCTGACGGGCAGCTTCCTCAATGCGTCGGAAGGATTCGGCCAACTTGTCATTGCCCGGGGTGGCTTCCACCAGTTCCCGAGCCTTGGACGCGAAGTCGGCCAGCTCATCCGCACTGGACTTTCGCGCAGCCGACAGACGGCGCAAGGCGTCGATCTCGCTGATCGAGCCCGTCTCACGCAGGACCTTGATCTGTTCCTCGGTCGAGCGCAGCTGTCCCTGACTCCTGGCCACCTGCTCCTGCAAGTCCTTGAGCGTTTCGCCCGGCAGCTTGATCTCGCGCTCGAGGTTCGACTGCTGCGCCTCGCGCTCGAGCCTTTCACGACGCAAGGTGATCTCTGTGAGCTTGTCCTGGAGCTTCAATTTGTCCTGGGTGGTCTTGGCCACAGTGGCCAAGCCCCGTTTCAGGATCGATTCTTCCTGCGCATACAACTCGCCAAGACGGTCCGTGAATTCCTGCTGAGCGTTCAGCCGTGCCTCGCTGGCTTCCTTGTAGCTGATGTAGCCCTGCCCCTCGTACAGATCGATGATCTTTTGCCGGTCCTTCAGGAGGCCCGTCTCGACATCCGTCAGCCCTTGCAGCTGCTTGATGTCACTCTCGATCTTGGCCATGGCCGCAGCAGTGAGTGCGCCAGTGGCTGAGTTGTAGTTGAGCTTCGGTTTAGCTGCTTCACCTGCTGCTTCTGTCTCACCCCGGTTGATGGCGTCGAACCGTTCCTTGACCGCATCGGCCAAGAGCGGCATCTTCCACAAGTCAACGTAGGTCTGGTTGGCCTTCTCGACAATCGCATTGCGCTTTTCCAATGCGGTCTTGAGGATTGCCTGGTTCTCTTCAGAAAACGGGTTTAGCCCTTTGCCACCAGCGAGGAACGTGCCTAGCAATTCGATGTCGGCCCATACCGCCTCAAAACTGCCAGTGACCGCTTTGGTCATCTGAATCACGGCACGCAGCGCATCGATCACGACAGCCATGCCATAGGCCGCATCTTGAGCCCAGGTCTTAAGCGTGCCGTCATCCCGCAGCTTGACCATGGCATCGGCCGTGTTATGCGTGCCCAGCATCACAGCTTTGAGCTCACTGACTAACTCTTCAAGGGCAGGCAGTGCCGCCGTCACGATGGTCTGTGCCACAAAGTTGTGCTCGGCCCGCATACGGCCCAGTGCCTTGGAGGCTTTTTCGGCCGACTCGATCTCGGCCTCGGTGAGCCGGATATTCAGGTCCTGG